TACTACAGATATATACTTTGTTTTATGCTAAGAGTTTAACTCCTAGACAAAAGGACAAATTTATAACTGGAGTAATGTCTGAACCTTTGTCGCCATCTATTGAAGAATTTGGTAATTCTTTAATAGATATAGGTTTTGAACACATGCCGGTTAAAGTGTCTTTTAAGGCATCTGCAAAATGTAAACCTTTGGTTGACATGATGCATAGCCCTAATAGACGAGCTCCTCTACCTGATTCTTCTGTTTCTGAAGAAGAAGGTATTGTTGACTCGATGAGGTTCCTCTTTGAAAGTACAGAGGGACATCAACACTATATCAAATACAAACCATCACACTATAAGGACCTTTTAGGTGGCTTATGGGATATTGTTTGTGATCCTTACAACCGTGAGGCTAATAAGGATTGTTTTGATAGAATTAAACCGCATGGTTCATTCCTTGTTGGTAGGATTGGTCTTATCCAGGAACCTGGCTATAAGCTTCGTGCTGTAGCCAACCCTGGTCGTATTTTTCAAAGGGTATTGCAGCCTTTTGGAGATCGTATTTATAATCTCCTTAAGGAGCTTCCTTTTGATTGTACATTTGACCAGTCTAAGGCAATTCCTGTATTGCAGGATGCGCTTTCCAACGGCAAGACGATTCACTCCATCGACTTATCAGGCGCCACAGATTACTTTCCGCTCGCTCTACAGAAACATTTGTTACTTAAAATGTTTCCTGATATCGAGGTTAGTTTATTCTGTGACCTGAGCCAAGCTTCATGGTATATGCCCGGTAACGGGGAAATATCATGGAAGAAAGGACAACCTTTGGGCTTGTATCCTAGTTTTGGTGCTTTTGCACTTACACATGGATGCTTGCTGTTAGGTTTACTTAATAAAGTTTGGGATAACCAATTCTTTATTCTTGGTGATGATGTTGTGATCCTTGATGACCAACTAGCTACAGATTACTTTCAAGCTTTGGAATTGCTTGATTGCCCTGTATCTATCCCTAAATCATTATCTTCCAATTCACTTTGTGAGTTTGGTGGAAAATTGATTTCCTCTAATACTGTTATTTCACAGTATAAGTGGAGGGGTATTTCTGACGAGTCTTTTATTGACATCGCCAAAATACTTGGTCCCAAGTCCCTGTCTTTGTTTAAA